ATCAAAGTCATAATAATCAGTACCATCAACAACAACTGGTGGTTCATATATATTTCCGCTAGGATTAGTTCTTACAAAATAATCTTTAGGATTTTCTTTTGGATTTTGTACATCGCCTGCTACATAAATACTACTGTATTTAAATATGTCTTCGTATATACTTTTAAATAAACCTTTTTTATCTTGAGCATTAGCAGAGACCGCAAATACCACCGCAAAGAGGACAGTTAAAATTTGTTTCATTGTTCATTTTTTCTTTTTTTACGTTTTTTTTGTTTTTTAATCCACTCGTTCTTTAAGTAAACCTGCATAGTAATTTCTTTAGGTTCTACACAGTTGTTTGTTTTTGTTACTTTTACTCTATAAGTGTCTACTTTTTCTACTTTTACTTCTACACACTTTTTTATTTCTTGTGTAAACGTAGTTGTAGATACTAATAATAATAAGATTAAAATAGTTTTTTTCATTTTATTTATAATTTTTAAACATTAATTTATATAATAATTTATTCCAAGCTTCCTGTATTTTATCTACCAGAAGTTTTATTTTTTTCTTCATCTTTTTTCTTTTTGTCTTGTAGTGCTATTATTTTTTTGATTCTATTTTTTTCGTATCTTAACTCTCTAATTTCTTTATTTGTTAGACCTAGGTCTAGTAACATTTTCTTTTGCTCTCTAGTATTAGTATTTTGCCTCATCTCAATCTCTCTGTTCTCCATTTCACGCTCAGGACTTAATGGTTCGTTGCTGGGAACACCGTAGTATGGTAAACCAACATCCCAAGTACTCCAACCTAATGCTAGTGCTATTTTCTGCCATTTTTCAGAATTATCACTAAGTATCATACGAGTGTTATTTATCTTTTGTAAAGCTCTATCAGCTGGTATATTAACACCTGCAGATATTAATTGAGCTGTAGCCAAGTAAGCTGGATTATTTAAGTTAAAACCTTCTTCTTGAATAGCTTGTCTTTCCCAACTAAATGTATTAGCTGCAGATATTATTTTTCTGGCTTTAACATCAATCGGTGGTGAAAAATCAAGCAAGTCGTTAACGGCTTTTCTAAACTCTGGAGAATCTTTTTCATTTTCTCTAGCAATAGTAAACAAAGAATTTTTAAGCGCTATAGCTACTGATCCTTGATAACCTAAACCACCTAATAGTGAGTCAACCATGCCGTTTGCAGTTCTAGCTCCTTTTTCTGTACCATCTCCATCTTCATCAAATGCTTCTGTCCAAATAGCGTTTTGTAATCCATTAAATAATAAGTTTTGAGCAGCGCCATAGTATGCTATTTTAGAAACATTTGTTTTCCAATCACCTCTACCGTTGACCAAGTCTTGTGTAGATCTTTTTATTATACGAGCATACTGCATTGGTGTGTTTTTAAAGGCTAGTATTAATCTACCACCTCCACTTGCTTGTTGCTGGCTAATTCTCATAGGACTACTAGACTGCTGGTTTTCTTCTGATACTTTTCTAAAATCATCAAAGGCTTTTCGCTGAGCTTCTTCAGTACTTAAACCTTGTTTTTCGTAAGTCATTATTCTGTTTCTATAAAAAGTAGCGCCACCACTTGCAATTGCAAAACTATCAGCTCCTCTAGTCAAAACAAAACCTTTATTTAATAAATATGCTATAGCTCCTTTAGCCCCATCTTTTTTAGCTGCATCTGCTATTTCTGATTCAGTTACGTTTATTTGAAGACCTTCTCTTCTATTAACTAAATAATCTGAATTAAACAATGTTGAAAAATCTTTCCAATATTGTTTTTGATTAGCAAAAGCTTTACCAGCTGCATATGGATTATTATCACCCCAATTTAAATAATTTACCGCAGATATTGTTTGAAGAGTCGCTGATCTGGTATTTAAAAACATTGTAGCTCCAACAGAACCATTAACCCAATCAAGCATATTGTTAATAGTTCTAGATCCACCAATAGGTTTATTGTTACCGCTTTTCATACGTCTTAGCATATCATCTAAAGCTTCAATATATTTATCGCCAAAAGCATATCTAAGTTTTCTTTTATTTTCTGGAGAGAATATAATATCTACGTTTTCTTGCCACTCTTGTAAATACTCTTTTCTATTTACTTTATTTATTTCACTCATTATATCTGTTGTCAAAGTACCAGCAACCCAGTTTTTATCTGGTTTAGGATATTGTTTACCCTTTTGCATCTTTATAACTTCTTGAACAAAAATATTAAGATCTGAATTATCTCTAACAAACTTATTTAGTTCTTTTGCATCTCTTTTAGATAAACCAGGTATTTCCATACCTTGCTGTGTCCATATAGCAACACGAGCAGCGTCACCAAAACTAAAACCACCTATACCAGTTTCTTTATTCATTGATTTAGGTAAATTAGTTAACCTGCTTTTAAGCTCTTTAAAATCAGAAGAAGCTGCTATTTTAGCAGATTCAATTTTTCTTTCAGCTAAATTAAATGGATCAATTAAATTTTCTTGATAAAACTGAAACATATTTTCACCTGCTTTACCTTTTGGTAATGTTGCATATAATAATCCTTGAAAGTCTTCTGCTGAATAACCCATGAAAAAGTTTTTAAACATATTCATGTTTTTACGTCTACCCATTGTTTGAGCCCTAGCTTCAGATATTTGCCAGTCAGCACCTACTTTATTGCCAAGCTCTGTTGTTCTAAGCTCTAAATTCTGATTAAATATATCATTAAAATCTTTAGGTTTAGAACTTAATCTAGCTTGAACAGGTCCATCAATTTGTAATACATCTATAACACCTTGTACAGCTTTAACATTTGGTAATATATCATCTGCGAATAGAAAATCATTATAACCTTCCGCGCCTTTATTTATAAACCAATTTGCTTTTGCAGCTGGTGTACCATTTCCTAAGCCTATAATATTTTCTACTGGTATGTCTATACCTTTTGACTTTAACCAAGCTTGCATTGGAGCAGCAAACTCTTTTGGCCTAGCGCTTAATACAAACATGTTTTCACCACCGTGTTGTTTATACTGCTCTAAGTATCTTTTAAACGCAGGTCCTTCTTCACCACCTTTTATTGTCATAAAATCATCAAAGTTAAACTTAGCACCCTGTGACTCTAATTCTTTAGCTTGAGAGCCAAATTCACTTGGATCTAGTTCAAATTTTGTACCGTCAGGCATTTCTACTTTTACTTTACTTTTTGTAACAACTAATGTTTCGTCAGCATCAAATGCTGTTAAAGATTTTTTTTCTTTATTAAGTTTTCTAGCGTTTCTAGCGGCAGCATCTGTTTGAGCTAAGTGATATACTAAACCTTCTACTGTATCTAAATTAGGAGATTTACCACCTACATATTGATTTTTTTGTTTACTTAAACTTGCGTTTACGCTAGGTTCTAGTAACATAAAAGCATCCATTTGTTGCTTAGCTTGTGTTCTAGTTAAAAACAATGGATTATCTTCGTTTAATATACCAGATTCAGATTCAATAACTCTTTGTATTAATCTACCTTGCTCGCTAATAACAATAGGGTTATCAAAAAACTTTGGCTTTACGGCTACATTGTAATCTTCAGCATCAGTTCTGTATTCCCATTTTTTAGTTGTTTCATTATAATATTCTCTACCTACTTTATTAGAATTAGCAGCAAGATACTCATTATAATATCTATATCTTGGATCTGGTAATTTACTAAAATCACCTGTTTCTAAAGCTTCTTTTAAACGAGCTTCAAACTTAGGATGCATACCATCAGATGGACCATATCCTTCAATTGTTTCACCAGTATATCTATTAACAGTTATAGTGCCTTGATCAATTATATTTTTAGTTTCTTTACTAACTTTTATTTGATAATAATTTTCTTTAGCCCACTTTTTAAAACCTTCATAAACTTTATCGCTACCACTTATAGCCCTAGCAAAAGCGTCAGCAAAGTTACCGTACTGAAAAACATGTTCTTCTCTACCTTTAACTCCAGGTCCAACACCTTTTTCTGCGCCCAACACAGTAGCAAAACCTCTAAAAGGATGATTTGTTGCATTACCAGTATAAATCAAGCTAATTAAAGCTCCAAGTTTATCAGGATTTTCTTTGTATATTTCTCTAAACTTATCAAATATTAATTCTTTACCTTCTTGAATATCTTCATATTCTCTTTTATTTTGCTCTAATTTACCTAGTGTTTGGGTTTTTAGAGCTAAAGCCATTTTTCTACCTTCTTCAGCAACAGCTTCTTCTGCTTGCTCTCTAGTATATTTCTTTTTAGTATTCGGGTTTATTTGATTTTCGTAAGCTTTTATTCTATTCTCTGTAATCTCTCTATCAATGATTTCGTTTTCAACCTCTTTGTTTAGCTCTACTAATTGTAATATTTCACCTTTTTGCTGAGCTTCTAAAAAATTCTTGTATTCCGGAGTATAGTTTTCTTCAGTTTTAGGTTTTCCTTCAATATATTTGCCATATTTCTTTTCAATAGCTTCTAAAGTACCTGATTTATCACTTACACCAACCATTTTTCCACCTGTACCACTAGCTCTAGTTGGAACTCTCATACCGCCAGCTCCTAACCATTTTACTATTTGAGGAGTTAAATCACCAAACTTATCTACTAATTGATTTAATGTAAGTTCTCTATACATCTTAACTCTTTCTTTAGAGTCAGTTGGTAGTGGTGGCAATCCTTTTTCAGCTAAATATTCATTAAAGCTAGTTTCAAATGTTTTTTTGCTAGCAGCTAAAGATCCGTATGGTGCTTCTATAATTTCTTCTGCAGCTACTGTTTCTTTTGGTTTGCTATATACCCCACCCATTTGAAGTCTTTCACCCTGCGTACTAGTTCTTTCAAGTATATTGTTACGCATATGCATGTCAGTAGCAAACTTTATACTAGCTTGTAAATCACCTCTATATATAGGTTTACGTTTACCATTTTTGCCTACAGCATTAAACTCTATACCGTTTACTGTAACATTTTTACCTTGTAATATATCTCTATAATCTTTTAATGTACCTACAAGATTACCTTCAGCATCATACATTGCTTTACCAAACTTATTTTGATAAACACCAGTACCTCTTCCAAGCATGTCTACTGTTTTAGGTAGTCTAGCAAAATCGGAAGCTGAATTATCGATTAAAAACTGTCTAAGTCTAATTAATGCTTTTTCATCTTTTTTAGGAAAGTTTCTCGCCTTTTCTGTAAGACCAGCAACTGTTTCAATACCAAACATATTAGCATAAAGCTTAGCAAGCTCTTCAGGAACTTTAGTGTCTTTAAACTTACTTACGTCTACACCTTCAAAATTTCTTTCAATTACTTCTGTAATATGTTCGTTTATTATTTCTGTATCAGATTTACCTTCGCCTCTTTTCTGCTCTATAATCTCTTGAGCAATACCTAAAGTACCTAAAGCTTCTGGCTTATATATTGTTGTTGATGTAGGTGGTTTTGCAAGTCCTTTATTATCAGTAGGTCTTTCTTCTGTCAACACCATTTCTTCAGTTTCTACAACTTCTTTACCTTGTTCTCTTCTTTGATCAGCACTATCAGTAATTGTTTCTTTTTCTAGTGTTTTATAAAACTTTTCAGCTTTAGGCCTAATGTTTGAATAAAAGAAAGTACTAAAATTAATACCTCTATCTGGATTAAATCTTCTTAATATACCTGTAAAATACTGTTGAGCATCACTTTCAAACTCTTCTTGTGTTTTAGTACCTTTTTTAACATCAAACTTCCACGCATCAGCTGTCATTGTAAACATTTGATCTAATAAATTTTTAGGTATATTAGTTTGACTGTTTATAGTAGGGTTGTTTTCTTTAAACTCTAATATTAATTCATTAGCATTTTTCTTAGCAGATCTTGATGTTTCTACAGGGATAACACTGACATCTTCGCCTCTTGCTTTAGCAGCGTCTCTAGCATACTGTTCAGCTTGTATGATTGAGTTTTCTTTACCTTGAGCAAAACCGCTAATCATGTCAAATATTTGCTTACCAGTAACAGTTTCTGGATCAATATTTTCTAATCCTTTTTCTTTTAAGAAAGGTACAAATCCTTTTAATTTTTCACCAAACTCTTCTGTAAATGTTATTCTTTTACTCTTTATTAGTTCTGATAAAACAGATAAGTTTTCTTCATACCACTCATTTTTTGGTCTTTTAGTATCATATCTAGAGCTAACTTCTGCATCTAAAACAGCTCGCTGATTATCTGATAGTTGAGATAAAGCATCATCTATAAGTTTAATACCTTCTTCAGTTACTTTATTATTATTATCTTTTAAAGAATATAATAAAACCTTATGAATATCTTCGTGGTTTTTACTAGTAAAATCTTTAATCTTAGTAGCAACTTCTAAGTTTACAAAAGCTTCACCTGTTTTTGGATTTATAACTGCTATTTCTTCTTTAACATTTTGAGCTTTTACTTCACCTGCTTCAACCCATTTATTAAAACTATCTTGAAACTCTTGCTTTGAGGTTTTAGGAGTCGTTTTACCACCAGGTAAATCATATTCCATGGCTAACTCTTCTGTTAATAATTCTAAGTTTTCTTTTTTAATTTTGCTTTGTAAAGCCTCATATGTTGTACCACCTTTAGAATATCTAAATACTTCTAATTTTAAAGCATCTAATTCGCTTTTTATATCTATTTTTTCGCTTTCACTAAGACCTTCACCTTTTAATTGATTTTCTAAGGTTTTTAATTGATCGTTAAGCTCTTCTCTTTTCATTAAAAAGTTATAAGCTTCTTTTCTTGTCTTAGGATTTGAAGTATAAAATTCACCTTGAGCTGTAAAGTTGACTCCATTTTCCATATAAAAAGCACCACCACCATTTAGTTGATGCTGTATATATCTATTGCGTAGTAAATAATTTTTTAATATATTATAAGCTGGTGTTCCGGCTTCTATACCTAATCTTTCAGCAACTAATCTAGTTGGAGTTCCTGGTTGACCGAGTATATCTGATTCTGTTTCAGTTAATTTTGAACCAGCTTTTATTTTGTTTGATATTATAAAAAGTTGATCGTCTGTTATTAACTTGCCATCTGGCTTTTTTCTATTTTCTTTTATAATATCTGATACTTCATTAAGAGCTAATTGATTTTTTACTCTTTGAGTATTAGTTAGTATTTCGTTAAAAGCATCTTCATATTCTTTTGAATCCATGCTTCCTTTTTTCTTTTTTAACTCTTCTAATGCTTTTGTTTGAGCATCAATAACTTTTTCATAAGAGTCTGCTTTAGGATCTTTTATAATATTGTTATCTATTCCTAATGATTTTGCGGCGTCTTTAGAGTCTTTTGTTAATCTACCTTTATTACTTATTCTAACATAACTATTTTGGAAGGCATATGCCACGTTTTCCATGCCTTTAACACCTTTACCAACCCTACCCATTATCATCATTTTAAGAGTTTCCTCTACATGCTTTTCAAATAAGTTTGAACCTTCTGCTTCTAGACTTTCTAAATAATTACCAGTGTCTAAAACAAAAGAGCTAAACGCGCTACCTGTTTGATATGCAAATGCCCCTGCTTGAGCCTCACCAGATCTTGTAATGAATTTGCCAGCTGTAGGATCTTTCATTAAACGCTGCATTATAGGTGTATAACCAGCTACATATCTAGTATTAAGAAAATTTGAAAAACCTTTAAATAGAGCTTGACCAAAAGGCATAGAAGCACCAAATATAGCAGAGTCTAAAGCGCTGTCATCTTTTTCACCGTATAATTTTGTTGTCATTGCAAAGTCTGAGGCCTCGCCTATAGACTTAGCTGTTAAATCTATAGCTGTTTTAGCCCAAGGACTTCTAGCATAAATACCAGATCTTGCGCCAATGTCTTGAAAAAGCTTTGTAGCTCTTTGCCCATTAACAGGTGTTACTTTTCTAGTTAAACCTAGTTGAGCTAAAAATCCTCCAAAAACAACTAAACCTCTACTTACCTTGTTTCCAAAACCTTTATCTAATTGATCTGTTATTTCTTCTGGACTTACATCAAAACCTATATCGTTTAAAGCATCGGCAAATAAATTTTTTCTTTCATTTATAGTAACTATATTATCACCAAACATATTCATAGCTTCATCAACAACTTCCGCTGCTTCCATAGAGCTCTTCATAAATATAGGATTTCTATTTAATTGCATTGCTTGATTAAAAACAACATAGCCATTTAAAGCCTCGTTATACGCGGCTGCTAATGGATGTGATGAAGGTATTTCTTTTAAACCAGCTGGTATTTCACCTGTGTTTATAAACTCAGTAATTTTTTCTATAAGACCTTTTGGTAATAAACCATTTTGAGATCTTATATTACCAACTGGATATGTAAAATCAATGTCACCTGTATTCCAATCAGGGTGACTTTCCATCAATTTTTGATATTCATCAGGCGCATACATACCACTTTGACTTGTGTAAAAATCATCTGTATATCCTGTTATATTACCATCTTCATCTCTAATTACACCAGGAACAACACCAGGTATAGTAGAAACACTATCTGCACCTGTAAACCCTGTTCTACCTTGACCAAGCTTATTGTTTAATTCTCTAACGTCTTTAGATAATGTTAAAAGTTTATAGTACTGGCTTTCTAATCCTAATTCAAGATCTTCATATTCAGTAGTTATAGCTAATTCTTCTGATTTTTCATAATTAACTAAATCTTTAGTTGTAGCTTTATCTATACCTATAACTTCACCTGTAGCAGTATCGTATAGTTTAGTACCATAATTTCTTTCCTTAGCTAATTGCTCAATTTTTTTACCTAATGCTTCTTTTTCATCATTATTATCACCCATAGAATTATAAAGATCATTAAGTCTTTTAAATTCTAATCCATCTTCGTCTAAATATCTTTCACCCCAATTAAATATTTGATCATAATCCCAGTTCCATTTATCTTTAACTTCTTGCATTCCAGTAAAAATACGTCTACCTTGAAGATCAGGTAGGTTTACAGGAGCAATACCTTTAAAAATATCTAGGCCATAAGCACTTTCGCCTTCTTCTAATCCAGCAATATATTTATCTTTTATTTTTTGCTGTGCTTTAGGATCATTTGTAAACATCCAAGTAGTTTGGTTGTTTCTATTTTCACCCATAGCAAAATGAGCTGGTTTTTTTAACTCATCATTTAAATAATTATCTATAGCTAATTCTCTACCACCTAAAACAATAGGTTTATTTAAATCATACGTGTTTTCATTTGGACCACCTAAATCTTGAGTATAAGTATTGTTAGATTCAGCCCATGTTCTTAGTTTTCTAAGACCGCTTTTATCATATTCATCATTCATGTTTGTCCACACATCAATGCCTAGATGCTCACCCATTTCTGCGGGATTATAAGGATTATTAGCTACTAGTTCTATTTCTTCTAACTCAACTTGTTCAGCTTCTTGTTCTTTTTGATTCTTTAATAATTGTCTTTCAGTAAAATTTACTCTATCTTGTATTGCGCTTAAACTAAAGTCAATAGGCTTAAATGAGTTGCTTAAGTTTAATTGACTATAATCAATAGTACTAAAATACTTTTGCTGCGGCGCGCTAGTCTCAACAACTTCTTCAACTTCTTCAACTTCTGGTTGAGGATTTTCTTTCTTCCATATTTGAGCTAATCGAAAGATCTGTTCATCATTCAATCCCTCATCATGTAAAGAACTTATATAGTCTAATAAGTTGTCTGCCATGTTATGCTAAATTATTATCGTCTATAAACTTTTGTGCTTTTGCTTTTTTTGCTTCTTCAAGATCAAAAACAGCTGCATCAGCTTTAACGGTTGGTATTTGATTTGTAGTAAATTGTTTTAAATAATTATTCATGAAATATTCTTTATATTTTTCCATAAATAATTTTTTCTTATCTTGTTTTAAAGGTAAATCTTTTTCATAAGACCAAGATGAAGAAGCTGCATTTGCATTTTGAGCCATCTCACTATCTTCAGTTATACTAGTGCTTTTAGATATAAAAACATTCCACGCGGCTACAACTTCTTGTTCTATTGAAAGCAACCCTGCTACTTCAGCTTCTATAAATGGTGTTATTTTTCTTTCTATTTTATCTAAATCAAACTTAAGTATGTTTCTACCTTTACCCATACCTATGTCTATTATTTCATAGTTATAACTACCATCTTGATTTTTTAAAACAAATTCATCAGCTATTTTAGCAGTAGGTAATAACTCGCCTGTTTCTGGGTTTGTTGATTTACCCGCTAAAACTCCAACTTCACTAACAAGCCTAAGCATATCGCCATTAATATCAGGAGTATTAGCTACAATACCTACGCCTTGATCTAAAAGTGTTTGTAAAACAATACTGTTTATGGTTAATGGTTCTTGTAATAAACCACCTGAAAAAGTTATTACTTGCGCGCCTGTTTCTTGTATTTGTAAGCTAATATTATATCCATCAGACATAGAAAAACCTGGCTTACCTAAAAATATAGAATTACAAACAGAATACTTATAGCTTTGATTTACATCGTAATAAGTTGAATCTGTTATTGCTAATTGCTCTGCTATACTAGATAAAAAATCTATTGATTCTTGAGGAGCGTTTTCAAGTACTTTTAATATTTCAATTTCTTTAATACAAAGCGGATCGTTACATTTATTAGCCTCAATAGTCATTTTAACTTTAGCGTACATTTTTCCAGTATGAGCATAGGCATTGTCTAATATTTTAAAATTATAATCTGGATCTGAAGCCACATAGTTGCTATTATGAGCTAAAACGTTGCTTTCGTTAAACTGTTTTATTAATAAATTAATTTTTATATTCTTGTCCATAATTTTTTAACCTTGTTTACCACCAAAATAATTACTTGCCATACTTGCCATGCTGCCAATTGCACCTGTAAAAGCAGCTGTAGAATCTGCGCTAGCTTGAGCCGCTGCTCCTCTTAGTGCTCCTATTTGATTTGCTAATCTGTCTAACTGTTGCATTTCTCTTTGCTCTGTTTGTTGGAACACAAATTGTTTTCCTGAAACATCAGCTTGTTGAATTCTTTGAGCCTCGCTCATTTGTTGTTGTTGAAGAGTTGCTTCTCCTTGAGCTCTTGCTTTTTCATTAGAAACTTCTTGAGCCTCAATACTTGCGGCCACATTTTTTTTAGACTGTAAGGCGGCTTGCGCTAAAGCGGTTGCACTTCCAGCTCCTCCTCCAGTTGCTCTAATAGTATCAAGTGTATTTGCAAGTGCTATATCTGATTGCTCTACTTGCATTTGTGCAGCCTGAGTAGCTACAGATAAATTTGCAAACGGATTTGAAAGCATACCACTAAGATCACTTACATTTTCATAAGGATTTATTATTTCCTGTCTATTAGCTTCTAATCTATCTAATTTTCCTTGAAGTCTTCTAGTTTCAGCTTTTAATTGTCTAGCTTGTTTTTTAGCCGCTCTGCTTCCAAATATAGCGCTACCTACTTGTAAAGCACCTCCTATTATAAGTCCTGCTGGTCCTGCCATATTTTTAAATTTTTATTATTAATATCCATTGTTTGCTTCATAATTTGTTCCTACAGCAAATAATTCTTTTTCACCACCTACATCAGTAATTTTATCTGTTTGTATTTTTACAGTAGCAAAATAACCTTTTATTCCTGAAATAGCTTGTCCAAATAATACTTCTCCTGGCACATTAAAAGGAGTTCCTGGAGAATTATTTATTAGATTTGCTACGTATTTATTTTCTTTTCTATCAAAGCCAGCGTGGTAAAAAGGTAGTGCCCCAAAACTAGGATTACCATATGATACGTTGTTTGAGTCATACTGACCTTCATAATAACTTAATACTTCTAGTGTTTGATCAAAAGTAGAGTCCCAGCCAGGGTTTCTTGAATCTACGCCTGTATTACCAGATACAAAACTTGCTACGCTCCAACCGTTATCTCCTTCATATTCAACTGTTTTAAATGTTTTTGAAACTTGAGGGTTTGGATTAAAAACAAATGTCACAGATGAATCTTCTTGTTCACCATAATAATTTGATCTAGTGCCTTCATAATGTCTCCAAATCTGTCCATCTTTTATACTATAAAAATTGTTTCTTAAACTAAACATGTTGTCTGGATTATAAGTATAAAAACTTGTCCAGCCTTGTATTGATTCGTCCCAACTTAAAGTTTTGTAATTTTTATCATCAGGATAAAGCAATAAATTTTTCTTTAAATTAAGAACATATTGTTTATTGTGTATATCCCAGCCACCTATTATAGTTCCTTCAACTCCACCTACATTTATTTCATTACCTAAAGTATCTCTAAAATAATCTATCATGTTAGCACCTGATATTTCTTTTAAGTTATTACCAGCTAACTGAAGAACTACATTATTGTTTTTATCTGTAAAATATTTATAACCGCCGTATACAGCAAAACTTGTTGGATCTTTGCTTATACCATATTCACCATAAACAGGTACTATTTGGCCTATTACTAGATTTTGTTGGGTTACTGGTGTGCCAGATCCTTCAGCAGAATATATAGCATCTTTATCTATTAAAGCTGTATTTATTTTTAATTCTTGAAAAATTGTTAAATTAGTATCTTCTGCGTAAAGTTTTTGAACACTTCCTTTAGCGGGATCAAGTGATTTAGTTATACTATCTGCTACAGAAAAAACATTAGTATTGTTAATACCTGTTCTTGAATTATAAATACCTGAATATATCAAGCTATTACCTCTAATAGCGCCTGATGGTTCTTCTTCAACTAAGTAAGCTTTAGCTCCAAAAGAAACAGACGTGTTATTGTAACCACCATTTATTCTTGACTCTTCAATAACCCATTGATTATCATCTGTAATAGGATTATTTGCTGGATAACCACCTTTAGCAGCAGGTATTCCATAAGAACCACTCCAAACAGGCTTTGGGTCATCATCCATTGTTTTTTTAAGAACAAAAGAATTAAAATATTTTACTTCTATTAAAGCTGGCATATTATTATTATTACTTGTTTTTTAAATTATTAACAATTAAGGAAATGTACAACCACCGCTATCAGTAAATGGACCAATTTGAGCAGATGTAGGTATTGTCTGAGAACAAACAAACGCTGGTCCAGGAACTCCTGGATCACCAGCAAAATATTGATTTATCTGTGGTCCACTTCCGCCACAACCTGTAAAACTAACTTGACCTCCAGTAGCAGGTATATTAAAAGTATATTTTCTACAAATACTATTATCGATGCTTAACACATAGGTACATTGATATTCTAGTGGTCCAGGATCTGTAAAAGTTATAGTTACATCATAATCGCCATCAGCAACTGTCGCGGTTCCACCTCCTGCAAAAGAAAGAGTAGCTAAAACTTCATTTCCAGATGCATCTGTATTTACAACAAAGCTACTTGTTACGTCTGAACTATCAGACTGTTTTGTTACTTCATGAGAAACAGTTAGTTCTAACTTTGCTTCGCCGGTTAAAATACCAGAAGAACCATTTAAAGCACCAACTACAGTATTAGGTATTGGATTTGTATTATCTCCAGCTTGCCAATTAACAGTTCCTGGACATGGTCTACTACCTGGGTTATAAGGTGTTTCATTTTGTAAAACCACAGGTGATTGAACAATTGTTGTTGCCACACCGTTTACTGTTGCTAAAAACTCAAAAGTATAAGTTATTAAATCTGTGTTTGATCTAAAATATAATGAACCAGCTGGTGCGGAACCTATACCATTAAATCTAATATTATAAAAACCACTTCCTGGCGTAGGCTCTATTAATTCAAAAACACCGGTAGGACCAATTGGTATATTGGTTCCAGTTAAATCTGTAACACTTATTAGTTGCAGTTGAGGAGGTGTTTGCGTTATGTATCCTATTGAATTACCAAATTGGTCTACAAGTTCAAAATCAGCAGACAATATATTTGAATTAACAGATAGCGCCTCTGTAAAAGCACTAGTATTAAACGAATCAAAATCAACAGAAGAAGCAGTGTCATTTATTATAGCTTCATTTAGTTCTGATATTAAACCAGAGCTAGTTGTTTCCCAATATATATCTAAATTAGACTCAACAGGATCTGTTTCCATTACTGCTAACTGAGGAGAAGCATAATAATATATTCCTAGTGGAGGAAGTGTACCACTGGGAACCGTATTTATTATAGGTGAAAACTGATAAACTTCACCAGCTCCTGCAGGTGTCATGTCTATTGATAACTCTAGTTCATATCCTGGAGGTGGACCACCATTAGGAGTTAATTTAGTAATAAAAGTATTTGGTTTTATACCTGGTCCTTCAACTCTTTGACCAACTTTTAAACAATTTTGAGGAAAACTAGAGCAAGGCTGACCATTAAGTGCAACTAAAGTTATAGTACTGTTTTGAATTTTTAGTGTATCTCCACCTGGTTGCGCACCTAAGCTTCTAGCAGCTAAAACAGCTGGTGGTTGACCAAATATACCAGAAGGCGTGTTTATTCTAGCTATTAAAGGATCTGATTCAATATTATAAAATTCTTGATTAGGTTCAAAAAACTCATCTTTACTACCATCAAACAAGTCGTTGTCTGTCGCTATTGTAGAAACAATATTTGGAAAAGCTCCAGGATAAAATTGAGAGTTATTATTTGCTGGATCAACACTATTTAAATTTTGTACTCTTCCATTTAAAACAACACTACTTCTAAATTGTCTTTGCTCTGGGCCAACTTCTGTTAAATCTCTAGGAACTTTATTTATATTATCGTTGTAAAGAGGAGTGTGTGATGTTTTATTTAATTCTTTATAATCAAATGAAACTGCCGTGCCGGCAATAGGAGCGTCTTCTATTATAGCATCTGGATACGAAGCCATTACTCCAGGCAAATAAACATTATAATATTCTTGCTCTGTTTGTTTTACAACTATTTTATAACTATACCAACCCAATGGATTATAATCAGAACTAGTAGTATCTCCATTATATAATCCAGGCCATAAAGTAGATGGATTAGGAGATTGTGGACTTATTGTTTCGTTAAATAATATTTTTAAAGCATTACCTGGCCAAGTTAATTGGTCAACACTTTCCTCTAAATAATCAGTATATATTGTAGACCCTTTAAATAATTTATTATTAAACTTTGTAGATCCTTTTTGATTGGACAATACAACAGTAGATTGTCTTCCGTATATATCTGAAAGAACTACACCTACTTGATAATTTCTATTTTGTTTTAAAGTATGGTTAGGGTATTCTATTATACTTGTTGTGTTTTGAATACTACCAGGAGATTTAAATGTTAACGTACTACCTACAAGGCCAGGACCTGTTGTAGCTGTATCTATATCTATAGAACCTAAAGGATCAAAGCTAGTAACAGAAGTATTTGCCGCAATACCAGGTCCAGAAACTATAGACCCTGTATTTATAACACCTTGTATTGTTGCGGCTACAATTGGTATTGTTGTTGCGCCAATAGGGTACCCTGCAACATCTACATCAGCTGAACCATTACCTAAGCTAAAACTAGCTTTTTCATCTACACCTAGATTGTAATTTAAACCAGTTGGTGGAGTATGCTTGTCTTGATAATTACCGTAAACAATTCTGTTTGAAACAACCTCTTGAGACAAAGCTTTAACTGGTATTTTATCATATGTTCTTAATAAATCTGACTCTGGTAATACTTTATATGGTTTTTTAGCTTGATACTCATACTCATAAATATTTTTATTACCAAAAGTTAATATAGTTCCAGCTGCTAGTGTTTGATCACTAGAAAGAGTTATTATACCAGCTGAAGTTATTTTTACAAGAGTTGGAAAATCAGTTATTTGACCAAAATCATCTGAAACTAAAGAGCCTATTTTAGGATTACCATTAATGTTTATTAATTGAAAACTGCTAGAACCAGCCGCGCCTGGATCAACTTCGGCTGTAACACCGCTTTGATTTTGTATTTCTTCTACAGTTATAGTGTCTATTACGTTTACAGCAGTTGAATTAGATTCTTTATATAAAATATCTATTTCTGAAATACCAAAAGCTTTAGTTAAATGATCAGCTATAACAGGAAGAGGTATTCTTAATAATATTTTATCAACTTTGTTTTCCATAAACTCAACAGTAGTTGTTCTGTAAGTATCTTGCTCACTAGTTAATTCTATTGGTATAGCGGCGACACCTGTATCTTCTCCATCTGGATTTTCAACATCATACATAAAGTATCCATCTTGTTTTGGAATAAAACACTCTTGAGTAAAGGGAGCAAAAATAGAATATTCATTATCAACAAATTTAAATCTATAGGAAAATCTAGCAAACTTTTTAGTTAAAAAATCTTTATCTCCATTATATTTTTCATCAAAATAAGGATTAAATTGAAAAGCAAAAACCACATCATTTCCAGCCGCAGAAACATTACCGCTTAATTCAACCTCTACTTGCGAGCCAGAAAAATTATAATCAACAACGTTGACAGTTACGCCTTGATCTTCTAAAAACCCATTAGAATCTATAATAGCTACATTCATACCCGACTTTATAGTTCCTTGTATTGTGCCTTTGTCTAATAATAATATATTTGTAGCTGCTCCAAAGGAGCCTAAAACTTTCCCACTACCTCCATCAGGATATGATAAACTAGTAACGTCATACATAGTTGTTTCATAAAAATTATCAGGTAAAGTAGGTGTTAAGTTTGAAGAGTTTCTATAAAGTTCTATTGCTTGATATGGATAATACTTAGCTACAGAAATTTTACTTTCATTGTTGTAGAAAAGAACATCATTTATAGCTGTTTCTACGTTTATTACTCTTGGTTGATTTCTATTGTCTGTAAAAAATAAAAGATTTTCTAATAAATTAACTCCTGTTATTGGATTTGCTATATTAAAATTTAACCATCTACCTTTTACAATTATCAACCCAGTATCAGTTCCAGCGTCATATACAACTATAAAATTTTCAGCAAGTGGATCGTATGTTGTAGAAATATTATTAGTTAAAAAAACAAAAACTCTATTATTTATTTCATCTGCAAACAAACCTATAGACTTTATATCAGCAACACCTGTTATTGTTTTAAAATCAGCGTTTGAAACAAGTGTATTACCTATAGAGTTTTCTAAAGCACCAACATTTTGACCTTCAGATTTACTAACCTGAGTATTTACAGCGTTTCTATATTCACCTTGAGGTATTAATCGATCATCAAGATCTTTATTCATTCTACCTTTAATGAAACTATTACTTATTTTTGCCATTAAATTTTAATGTTTTATCCATTTAGACTTACCTCTCATTACTTGAGTAAATTCTTCTAATTTAATATTAGATAGTCTTATTTTAGCATTTCTTAAAGCAGCATATCTATCTTTTTTGTATCTTTGAACAACATGTTCTTGTTGGCCAGCTCTTGTAGAAATTATGTTATACATTATGCTTTTATACATTGCTTCTTCTGCTAGCTTAGGCACTCTTGTGTCTAGGTCATAAGCCAAACCATCAGATATATATTCTAATACAATTAACTTACCTAATAAATTGCTGGAAAAAGTAAATTTATTATTTCTTTCATCAATACCAAACCAGCCGTTAAAATTAGATCTTTTTGGATCAATACCGTATAATCTACCCCAATTCCATGGTCCATTTAAACTCCATAAATCTGGATTAGCGTATCCAAAAAATTCAAAATTAGCATACCATGAAGAATTTAATAATCTATCATTTGCATTTTGCCATCTTTCAACAGTTTGTGAATCACCTTCTAAATTTTCACCAAGACTATCTTGAGTTGGAACTCCATTAGAACCTTGAACAGGCGTGGAATATGGATCAGTTGTTAAATTATTGTTTGGATATAATGGATGTCTAACACCTAATTCATCTATCCAAGCTAAAGAAACGTAGTTAACATAGTCTTGTGGAATTACTAGAGATAAACTGCTAGGTATTGTTAATTCTTGAGACTTAATACTTTTTAATGTGTCATAGCTAAATTCTTGTAAACTTCTTTTAGCAAAAAAAACAACATCTGACTTCTTACATGTTTGAATAATTTTACCATCTCCCACATAACCTACCATAAAATTATCTATTACATCTCCTAATTTTATATATTGATAACTTCCATAATTTTCTTCTACTGTGTCTCCAAAAGCTTTTTCATTTAAAGTATTTCCATAAACACCACCGTCTAATGTTTTTAATTGAACAACCACATATGTACCAACGGGCGGTGGAGCGCCAAAAGTAATAGTGTTATTTACTACACTTGTAATTGCACCAGCGCCTTCAACAACTACATAGGTACCTGGTAATCCAGTAGCGCTTGAATAAACTTTAAAATTATTTAAACCATAATCAGCATCAAGCGGATCGCTACTTCCAAAAACTAAATCTGTGTTAAACGTGGTCTTAACAGTCTCAGGAGCTACAAATGTTTGAGAGCCTTGGTAATATTGTGCGTTTGTTTCTGTTATTTGTGCCATTATGCTTTTTCATTTTGTTCAACCTGCATTGCTTCTTGCGCAGCTGTTTGAATTATTGTTGGATCGTTTATAATTAATCCTGCGTATTTTAATATTCCTATTATAATATTTGTTTGCTCAGATGTGTCTAGTTCAAAATTTACAGATAAAACATTATCATATACATATTGACCAGCTCCACCTATAAAAAACTTCCAATCAGGTGGGGTTGGTTTTTTTAACACATTTACTTTAACTTCATTTGGTGTAGGTGCTATAAAAATTATTGGACTATCTCCTACTGTAACTGTATTATTTTCAATATAGCCTAAAGGATAATTTTTTGAGGGAGCAGTTAATTTAGATCTTGTTATTTTATTGTAATCTCTTTTACTTACAATTTCTGTTATTGATTCATATGTAGGTTGACCCGAATATTTAGATATAATTTCTCCTATTAAATAAATATCATTTGGCCCTACAAAACCAGTACTTCCAATTGGATTTACAAATAATATCTCTTGCTGAAAAGGATAAAGTTTATAGGAAATATTATTAAAAACATCGAAGAACTCGGTGTCGTTTTGTGTATTGTTTTGATTTTGACGATTAGTTTGATTACCGTCTGGAAAATAAGAGTTAAATATTTCTTCTTGCACCTGTGCTCCAATACTGTTGAACTCAGCGGGTGTTAAATAACCTCTTTGTTCTTTATTTAATAGATACAAGACTGTAGTATATACTGTATTTACATTTACCATTTTAATATTTTTTTATAATATAGAGGCAGCAAACGCCGCCCCTTATATTATTATCACTTGTTAATTGAGTTTTTTCTCGATAGATTTAAAAACTTCTACACCTTCATCAGTTTTTAAATAAGCTGCGAAAGCTGAATATGGGTTTTCATCAAAAGGAACATTCATTAATTTCCTATCATTTGATCCCCAAGTAAATGTTCTTTGATCTTGAGATAGTCTAATTATACCATTTTCTTCTGCTCTAATAGCTAAATTTCTTAGCATAACATTTTCATCATTAGCTAAAGATATAAATAGTTTTGGGTTTTTCTTAGCAAATAGCATTAAATCTCTTTTTATTTCTTTAGAACTCATGCTAGATACTTTAGAACCTAACTCTACTCTCATTATAGCCTCTGCTTGATCAATATCTATGTTTCTAGCAGCATTTAACGCGTCTATTTCATATTCTATTTCTTCAAGTTCATTAACAGCTATAACAGATGGTTTAAACTCATAGTATAATTTATCTTTTAAAGGGTGATATAAGCTTAATAATTTTTGTAAAGCAATGTCTTTAGCTGGAACAGTTAAAACACCGTCTTTAAATAATATGTGACCTAGTGTAACCTCGCCTTCTTGTTCATCTGCAAATGGTGATGACATATTTGTTGCGTATCTTATTTCCCTTTGTTTTTGCTTATCAGGATCAAACCATAAAAGCGAGTGCTTTTTAGTGTGCTTACCTGGTATTCTTAAAGTTAAAGGTTGCTTTTTACCTTTTAAATAATAAACTCTATCTTTTACCTCCCACTCAGGTTTTTTAACCTTTGGGGTTTCTTTTTTTGGTTGTTCAACCACTTGTGTTGTTTCTTCAACAACTTTTTTATCTTTTTTTGACATAATATAATATAATTAAATAGTTAAAGGTATATGGGCGCCGAAGCGCCCTTACCTTATAAAAATACTAGATACCTTTGAATAATACAAAGTTATTAGCAGCTTGTGTTACTAAACATCTTTCTGAAAGGAAGTTTACTTCCATTGCATCAAGAGTTGAAGTAAATGCACCACCAGCAGAACCAGTAATCCAAGACTTCATTCTTCTGTCGTCAGCTTGAGAAGCTCTATAACGTACATGTAAGAAAGGTCTTCTGATATTAGTTCCTAAGATTTGGTCATAAACAGTAGAAGTTCCAGCAGGTACTAATACACCTTCAATTGAATTAACACCGTTAATACCACCTCTTGTAGAAGCGTCATTTAAGTATTTCCAATCAGTTTTGTAAAAGTCATAAGAACCTCTTCTAAAACCTGTAAATCCTAAGTTAAGTGCCATCTCTTCTGAATTTTCAAATAATCCAAAAGCAGTACCACCTGCACCACCGGCAGAAATAGATCCTAACATGTCATCAAAATCTAATGCAGTTGCTCTTTGTAAGAAAAGCATGTTTTCTTCAATAGCTCCTTGAGTATCTAAGTTTTGAAGTATTTCATCAAAATCTCCAATACCAGAACCTGCAGTAAATCCTACTTCTACGTTACCTCTATCCTCAATGGCAGCAAATAAACCTTGTGTACCTGGTAATTGAGCCGGTGTATTAACACCACCAATACCTGCGTTAAGTTCACCTTCAACACATACCATTTCTAAATAATCTTCGAATCTTAGTCTTGTTTCAGACTCAGCTTTTAAATACCATAAGTATCCAGAAGCTCCATCTTCAGTCGCAACTTCAACCCAACCGATTTGAGCCATATCAGAACCAGATACTACGTACTGATCTCTAATAATAACTGGTGAGTTAGCATATTGAGTAAAGCTAGGCTCTACACTGTTTCTAGAAGCTGAGTTACCAAGAGTAGTTCCATCTTGAATAACAGTTCCTTTTGTGTAAGCAGAACCATAAACAAAAGCTTTAAGACCTGCAACTGAAAATCCTTGAGCAGATAATGTAGCTACTGGGTCAAAACACTCAATAACAACGTTACCTACACCAGGACCAGCGCCGGCACCTGTATTTACATCTATTACAATACATTTAGCCTCTAATCCAGTAGCTGGATCTAAAACTACGATTGTATCGTTAACGCTCATAACCATTTCTTGACCTGCAGCAGCACCTAAAGTTAGAACAGTAGTTGTTCCTACTCCGGCAGCTTGAGTCATTCCGTCATAAGCAATGTGTAATCTATTTTGTTCAGACCAGATTACTTGATCTGAGGTCATTGGCATTTCTGCACCGACCATTCTTAAAAATCCAGATAACGTTCTGTTTCCATAACGCTCTACTTCTTGTTCGTAGACCTCTGGCAAATACTGTTGGATAAAGTCATTTGCACCACCCGTGTTAAACTGTAAATAGTTACTGTTTAATACCTCTTGGGTTTGTGATGGCAAAATCGATCCAAACTGTGGACTTAATGTTCCCATAATAATTGTTTAAATTAGTTAAATTTTCTAGTTTTAATTCTAAGTTTTGTAGAATCTGCACCACTAATTGATTTCACTTTCATTCCACCAACGAAAACTTCACCTGTATTACCTTCTCTTGCTTTCACATCAGAAAGATTTTTAGATTTATTTACCACTTCTTTTACCGCATCGGCTTTACCTTGCTCGTAAAAATGTGTAGCGATTTTATCTACGTTTGAAGCAGCATACATTGCTTTATGATAACCAGCCGGGTCTACTACATTTCCATCTGAATCTAGGAACTTCCCTATTAAGTTGTTAATGTTTGATTGGTTCTCTGCAATTTGTTCACGATTTTGCACGTTATACTTATACCTCTTACCTCCAACTTCAAAATCAAAACCTTTGAAATCTTCGCTGAATAGTTTTTGAGTTTTTTGTTTAAACGCATCATGTAATTGCTCAGCTTGTTCTTGCTGTTTATTGTAACGATTAAAAAACTCCATTGCCTTTTGTTGCTCTTGGTTAACACCAGGTCTTAACTTTATTTCTTCGTAATACTTGGTTTTTAACTCTTCTAAATATTTTTTAGCATTAGCAACTTCTTCTTTAAATGCTAGTTTTCTTTTTCGTATTTCTTTTTCCTCATGTAAATCTTCGTCCCACTCATAATCTTCTAAAATAAGATCAATATCGTCTGAATCTAAATGAGGTTTATTTTTTTTATAATATTCTTTTAACAATGCTTTTTCATTAACATTACTGTAGTCTGCATTTAACCTTACATAGTCTTCTACAGTGCCTCCAGTTTCTTCCATAAAGCTTACAAGTTTTTCAACGTTTTCAGGTAATTTTCTGCCTAATACCTGCTCGTCTCTTTTAGCTTCTTTTACTTCAGCTTCAACCTGCTTAACTTCTTCTTCTGTTACTTCTTGGATCGGAGAAAACCCTTCAGTAGTCTCTTTGGACTCTTGTACAGGTTCTCCCACCTTTGAGCTATCTCCGGATGGTTTTTCCACAGATAGTTCCTCTGTTTCTCCGATTTGAATGGCATCGTCTTCTTTTTTAATTTCAACTTTTTTAACATTAGGCTCAACTTCTACTAAAGGTTCTTTCATGTTTACCTTTTGTATTTCTTGTTCTTTATTACCTAATTGTTTTGGTTTTTTTGGTTTTGATTTACCTTTTAAAGTAAATTCACCTTCCTGTTTAACAGGTTCATTTGTTTTTGTTTCTGACATAATATAATATAATTAAATAATTAATAACTACCTACATAGGCATAGGAGGCTGAGCGCCTTCTTGCATAGCAGGTTCTTCAAAATTTATTGGTGGAGAATCGTTTTTACGCTGTGATATTAATTCACTTGCTTGAGTAGCTTCCATTTTACTTCTTTTATCTTTACGATCCTCAATCATTTTTTCTTTTGTAGAAACACCTTGAACCTCAACTTGCTTTAATTGCATGTCAAATTGATGTTGCATTTGCATTTCTTGTTTTTTAAGTTGAGCTTGTATTTGCATACGCTCTATTTCAAATTGGCTTTTAGCTTTTTCATACTCAACATTAGCGCCAGATATAGCTTGTTGTTTTTGTACCTCTGCCATAGCTGTTTTTTCAGCTGTTTCTGCTTGAGCTTGAGCTTGAGCTTGAATATTAGCTTGTTGATTAGCTTGATCTTGTTTTGCTTTTTGCTTACGTTTTACTTTTAACATTTGGTTAGCTAGCTTAAGATTTTTAATACTTCTTAAATCAATAGCGTCTTCAACGTCTATATTTTTAGCTTGTAAAGCAATTTGTATATTTTGCTCTAATTTAGCTTGTTCTTCTTCATCTGGTTCTAATTCTAAAAATATTCCAAAATCATGAAGGTTTAAATTAACAACCTCTTCTAAAGTTTTTACATTATAAGTTGATATAGAGTTTTGCAGCGAAGACTTTGTTAAAGGAAACTCTAAAGCATCTGCTACTTTTAAACTAATATTTTCTGCAAGTTTAAGAGTTAGATAAAGACTAGACTGAGATATATGTCTAGTTGCTACATTAGATGCGTTAGCGGCTAGCTTCTGTAATCCTACAAGCGTATTACGATCTGGTAAACTACCATCTCTAGCTTCGTTTAATCCGGTCACATCTCTAATCATTTGTAAATAGTATTGATACGTTTGTATCAAGCTTTGTATTTTTCCACCACCAGCTGATGAACTAAGTTCTTGTATAGGAACTTTACCAGCATTCATATCTCCTTCTTGTGTTAATGATCTACCAACAATACTACCAGTTTGAAAATACATATTTAAAGCTTCAGCTGGATTATAATTAGTACCATTACCTAAATCAACTTCGGCTAAACCGTCCATATCTAAATACACACCATCTGGTACCATACGAGATATAACCTGTTGTAGTTTTAAATGTGTAATTTGAATCATATCAGCAAAACCAGTACATTTACTAACCAAAGACTCTATTCTACCCTTGTAAATTCTTGGTGCACATATAGCATAATTCATCTTTACCTTGGTAGTATCAGCGTAAGGTCTAGACATGTTTTCTGCTAACTCCCACTTCAACATAGTGTCTGTGCCTAATACTTTTGCGCCACTATATAAAACCTCTATAGATCTTGATACTCTTTCAAACATATCGTTTTCAGGAGGATTAAACGTATCAGGTTTTTCTATAGCTTTGACTAAACCTTGATCTGTTTGTTTTATTTTAAAAACTTGATTGTGATAAGTTTTATAATCAAAATACAATACTTGAACCGTGTTTGTATCATAATCACCCCAACCTGTAATGTAAGATCTATTACCAGGCATAGCCTGTATTCTTTCTAATTCTTTTTCAGATATATTTGGAAATTCTTTTTTAAGCTCTGATATTGTTATAGCTTTTAATTCACCTACATAGTATATATCTTCAAAATTTGGATCTTCTGTATAAGAATATACCATATAAGCTGGATCAACATAGTCTACTGTAATGCCTTCGGCTGTGTTAAAATTAGTTTTAGCTGCAGCAATACCACAAGTAACTAAGTCCATGTTTAATCTACGCCTAGTTAAATCGTATTTATTTTGAGATAACACGCTAGATATTGCCTCTTCTTCTGCTATTTCCACGCTTTGTTTATATGAAAGCTGCATATGAAGTTCTAACTCTTCAGTTGTTTCAGGAACAATATCCATGTTGGGAGCTTGATACAAATCAATACCGAGCGTTTCTTTTAAATTATCTAAATACTGTTTAGACAACATATCTTCATATATTTTAGAAGCATATGAAGTTCGTTTTTTTATAGACTCTGGATCTTGCGCGTAAGCTTTTATATCGTATGTTTTTGAAGATATACCGTTTACAACTATATCTACAAACTTAGATAAAATAGGTACTGGTTTCCAGTCTAAATTTAAATAAGATAAATCGCCGTTAATAGCTAATTCATCTTTATATTTTTGTATTGATTGTTCTCCTCTAGCATAAGTTCTTAGCATGTGGAAATTATTCCAGTTAGTCAAGTATCTATTACCACTAGTTCTTCCTTGTGAAAACCACTCTTGCTCTATAGCTTGCGCTACTTGAGAACCATATTCTAAACTTGCTTTCTCTGCGTCACTTACTACTTGACTTGGAAAAGGACTATTAGTATTAGTGTATATATTCATTTAACTTATTATTTTTGATTTAGCTCCTTGATTATTATATTTTTTAATACCTAAATCAACCGCTTTTAATTCTCTTTTAACTGATGGTGTGTATCTATGTTTGTTGCAAGCCATCAATGCCAAACCAGAACTAATAGAAGCATCGTGTGTTGTTCTATTGTTTATATTGAATTTCGCCCAGTCTTCTAATGTTCTTTGAAAATACATATCGCCATAACCAGCTTCTTTTAAACCTACAAAATGCTCTATATAAGTTTCTATTGCTGCCGCATGAGCTTGCTTTATATCTTCACTAGAATTAGGTATGCCACCTATTTCTCTTTCTGTTATAGATAATTTATTTCTTTTTTTATCAGGTCTATTCATTGCAAAACCTCTATAACCTCTTTTTTTAAAATAATATAATAATCTTGGTTTATTATTTTCTGCAAGTATTGGCATACCATAAAAAACACAAGCCATTAAAACATCTTCAAAAAATATTTCTGCAGTTTGTGGCCTAGCAATATATTCTAAGAAAAAATGATTTGGAGGTGCGTTTTCCATGCTAAATTTAGTTAATCCATGCAACGATCCATTAGAACCTCTTTTATCTACAGTTCCTGATATATCATAAGGATCACATCCAAAAGCACCTATATGCTCGTTACCTGGATAATTAATTCCATTTTTATTATATCTTCTGTTTTGCAAAGATATATCTGGAATCCAAGTAATATAAAATCTACCATTATTGTTTGGAATAAATATTACTTTAGTATCTTTTTCTCCATTTTCCCATTGAAAATTACCTTGAGTTACATTTATACTATTTTGTAGATCTTCATTAAAATCTATTTGCTCGTATATTTTTGTTAAATTAAACAAAGACTGTTTAGATTCGTCTCTAAAAGCATGCTTAGTTGTTCTTGGAAACTGTCTATAAAATTCATTTAAACCATCTTGATCACCTTTTAATCCAGCTACTTCGTTATCCCAATATTCTATAACGCCTTGTTTTATTAAAGAGCCCTGAGGGTCTTTTGCTGGTTTTTTAGGTGTTTCGAATACAGGTAGTCCATAAGAATCAATGTATCCCTCGTAGTTCCATTCCATAGGTATGAACAAACTATATAATCCTGAGCGAGTCTGTCCATTGCTATTTCTTTTTGTGACATCTGAGTCATCGTATAATTTTTTAAAATTTCTTCCACCTTTGTCTAATGAGTTACTGGTTGAACCCATCATACATTTACCAATTATTTTACTACCTAATCGTAAGGTGGTTTTCGTAACGCGCCAGTTGTTGAGTATATTGTTTGGTTTCTCCCATTTACCTGATTCGTCGTGTACGAGTAGCTTGAGTTTCTCACCGTCGTAGGAGTTGTCACCGGTATTTTTCCAGTCGATAGTTGTGTCAAGTCCCTGTAATTCGTCCTGTAAGGTTTCGTCGGCGGAGGCGGTAAGCTTACGACGGGTGTACTTGGTTGCGGGTACACGGTAGGCAAGCTCGGTCTTGGGACGGTCCATTCCGTCCTGGGTCGGCTTGAAAAAGAAAGGGTAGTTGACAGA